GAGTCATATTCGCGCGGCCACGCCGGGCCGAGCGGCAACAGGTTGGCCAGCGGCTCGACGTAATCCTCGCCGCTGCGCCGCACGTGCCGGTCAGACATCGAACGAGATCGTTCCTAGCACCGCCATGTAACCGGGCGCGGGCATCACGGCGTCGTCAAAGTCCAGGTTGTGGTGATCCTCGCCGACCGCGTTTGAAATCGCTTCCTCGATCCACGACCGATAAATGGTCTGCCCCGGCGCAGCCTTGACGTACAGCATGTCTTGAATCTCTTGCTCAATCGATGCGCGGGTTGCCTCGTCATCCTTGGCCAAATTGCTGATCGTCATCTCGATGAAAAACTTGATCGGCGGGCCGACATAACAATCCTTGACCGTCACCGGGCGCTTAAGGTCGATGTAGGCCGCCACCGCGACGATATCGTCGGCGGTCGGCCAGCCATCATCGTCGGCGCGCAGATCGTCCATCAGGAAACGCACCGTCATGGTGCCGGGGCCTTGCTCGGGCCGGGCCCATGCCCGCGTGACGCCGGGCACCTGTTTGGCCCATGCCACATAATCGTATGCCGCGCCGCCCATCGGCGGTTGCTGGATGCGCTCAAGCACGCGTTCGCGCAGCTCGTCGTCGCTTTCGATGTCGACGCCGCCGGTCATCTCGACGATGGTCACGGTGCCGTCGACGCCCGCGATGGCGCTGATAAACCCGATCACCGTGCCTTGTTCGAGGTTGCCGATCTTGCCGGGATCGATGGCGCGGATCGCGACCGGCGTCGGCCCCGAGCCGACCGTGACCGGCGTGGTCGTCTCATATAAAACCGTATTGGCCCCGGTGAGCTGAGTGCCTTGCGGCACCATGCTGCCGTCGATGCCGGTCACCGTGCCCGAGCCAGCGGCGAACGTCGCGGGCTTGCGCCCGGCACCGGGCAGCCAGATGTCGGCGTGCCGGTCAAGCCATTCGGTTTCGGCGGTGTCGGGTAGCAATTGCTTGGACAGCCAATCGATGTAGAGCAACACCAAAAACGCGAGCCCCGCGTTGGCGTCGGACAGCACGCGCAACACGCTGTTGGGCACCATCGCCACCGAGTGCAGCCGCGCCGTGATGTAGTCGCGATTCTGTTTGCGGACATCCTCAAGCGTCGGCGTTGTCCAAGGCATCGCGTCAGACTCCTATCTCGTCCCACAACGATTGAAACTGCAATTGAATGGCCGGAAGCGGGCCGCGCCATATCGTGATGCGCGCCACGATCTTTTGCAGCTCGGTGCGCTCGACCACGACATCGAAGCTCGAGCAAATTTGGTTCTCGACGAACGGGCGCAGCGCCTCGCGGATGTAGGAATCGATCCGCGCCAAGGTCGAGCCTTGGCTTGCCTCAAACCCCGTGATCTTGTGCCGCTCAAGCAACCACAACCGGCAACCAATCGGCCACGCATTCCAGATCAGCTCGGCATCGGTGTCGGCCCACCAACCCCGGCGGTCGGTGTCATCGGGCGCGGCGGGCAGCACGTCGTCGGGCAGCGCCAGCCGGTTGGTGCCGAGCGCCACGATCACGGCGGTCGCCAATGCCTCGGCCTCGTCGATCAGCCCGTTCGGCTTTTGCAACAGGTCGAACGTCACCGCAAACGGCGAGACGATGTCGAACAGTCTGAGGTCGGCCATTCACACCTCGGCTTTGGTCTGTTTGGCGGGCCCGGCCTCGGTCATCACTTTCTCACCGTCACCGTTCGCGGCACTAAGCCCGAGGAACGTCGGCCCCACGGTTTCAAACCGCGCGGTTGCGTCGTTGCTAATAGTCGGCGACGTGATGGTGATCTTGCCCGCCTCGATCAACAGCGTGCTACCGCCAACCGTGAATTGCATCTTGGTCGGATGGTTTGCGGTCCACGCGTCCTTGGTCAGCGTCAGGCTGGCAAATGCTTTTTGCCCGGCTTGCGCGCCCTGCCCGTCGTCCTTGGCGTCCTTGGCTTGCGACTTGGGCGCGCTGTCGCCGTCCATAATCTGGTGAACAATTGTTTTGCCTTTCGGCGCGCTGGTCACGATGCCGTCGCGCGTGAAATGCACTTGCTGGCCTTGATCGTCGAACAGCGCGACCTCGCCCTCTTTCAAGCCGCGCAGCCGATAGCGCCGGTCGCCGGTGACGATCAGCACGCCGTGCGAGCGTTGCCCGCCGGTGAACACGATCAGCCCCTCGGCCTTTTTCTTTTGCTGACCCTGCCCGGTCGGTTGCTTGACCCGCGATGTCAAGCCATACGGCTCGAAATGCTCGATTTCTTTTTGCTTTTCCTGCGCGTACAGACTGACTTCATGCTCGCGAAACAGCGGGTCGTCGTCGTTTTTTTCCACGGTCACGCGCTTAATGGCGTTTTTCATATTGTCGCCAAGCGTGCGCGTCGACACTCGCATTTTAAATATCCTCGGGCTGAAACGGGATTGCAAATTCCGCCGTCGACGGGGCCTCGGGCGTCGGCTTGTCGCTGACCTTGACCTGATCGCGACCGCCGAGCCGATCCGGCAACACCAGTTCCAGCGTGGTGGTGGTGCCGGTCGAGTCGTTCTGCCGACAGGTTGCCGCCTGGATGCCGAGCTTGGCGCGATCCTGCGGCAACAACATCGGCGAGTAGAGGTTGATCAGGTTGCCGACCTCGTTGAGCCATAGCTGGCCGCCTTGACGCTGCCAGCCGCGCACCGTGATGTTGGCGGTGAATATGGTGGCGGCGTTGAGATCGACCGAATGATTGGCGAACATCTGCGCGTCTTTAACGTCGCCGGGCTGCGGCATCACCATCAACAGCGGCGACGGAATCTTGGCATTGTAATTTGGATTCTTTGCCTCGGCGGATTGCGCCCGCGCCTTGTCGCCCCAATGCGCGTTGGTGCCGTGCTGGTCACCGTCGACCTTGATGATGTCGGCGGCGTTGTCCTGTGACCAGACCAGTTCGGCTTGCAGGATGTTGCGGCCCTCTTGCAGATCGGCGATCTGTTGGCCGCCGCCCCTGATGCCGATCAGGTTGCCCATCGCATTATCGAAAATGTGAATATTGCGCATCTGCGCCAGCCGCAAGATAAACTGAAACGGGCTTTCGCCCCAATGGATCGACACCCGCTCGAAAACCTTTTGCGCGCCTTCCGGCATGCCCTTGAGCGAGAACGTGATGCCATATTTTTTGGTCGCGGCGTTGGCAAGCTTTTCCAGCGTCTGGTTTTTGAATTGTCCCGGCGGCAGCACCAGCGAGCTTTTCGCCAGCGCGGCGGTGTTCGATTGACAGACAAACCGCACGTTGTGCGAATTGCCATCATAGCTAACCTGTCGCACCGTCACCGCGCCGGTCAGCGCCAGCTCGCCCGCCAGCATGATCTTGACCGGTGCACCGGGCGGCAGCCGGATCGATTTCCAGCCCTTGTTGAGATCGCCGACCTCGGCCACCACCAGCGTCGCGCGCGACACGATGTCGGAGGCGGTGCGGGTTACCTCGACCTCTTTCCAATATTTATAATTGGTGCCGCCAGCTTGAACGGTGCAGATTTCTTGCGGGTTTGGCATGGCTCATTGCGACAGCGCGCGAATGGGCATCTGCACAAACGCCGGATGCACCGGCTTGTTTTCGTCGACCAGCTCGTCGCATCGCGTGGCGTCGCTATAGAGCCGCTGTGAAATCCACAGCGCCGGTTTCGATAGACCGAAATTATAGGTAACGATCTGCGGCAAGGGCCGCGCCCGCGTCGTCAGGTCATAGGTCACCGCCGCGTGCAGCGCGATGATCGACAGATAGGACGCTTGATCGAGGCTGTTGGCGGCAACGATCTCGGCTTGTTCAAACCCGTCGTTCATGCGGTCGAGATAGGCGTCGACCTCGGGTCGGCTTTTCAATGTGGCAGCGGCCAGGATGCGCGCGCATTGCACCAGCGCAAAACGGATGGCGGCGTTTTGCACCGACAGGGCCGCGTTATAGGTGGCATAGACGGCGACGGTGTGCTGCCGCACCACATCCATTTCGATGGCCGTCGCGCCAGCCAAGCGGACCAGATTGAACAGGTTGGCCAGCGGCGCGGCGATGGCAGCGTTTTCGATCAGCGTCTCGGCATCGGCGATCAGATCGCCAGCGGCGAGCCGCACCAGCGAGCCGGGCCGACCGGGATCGATGGTCGCGGTATCCAACAGGTCGCCGATCACGCCGATCACCAGCCGGGCCGCTTCCTCGCGCGGAATTGATTTCATGCGTGACCTATTCCGCCGCTCGGCGGTGGAGTCGGATTTGGCATATCGGCGGCGGCGTCGGAAAGTTCTGTGTTTGACGTGTCGGTGGTTTGTGTCTCGGCATTGTCGGCGGCGTTTTCGCTTGCGCCTTGGCTGTCGGCGTTAGTCGAAAAATTCATTTCGCCAGCCTCGACGAATTGCATATCAAATTCGGCCATGCCGCCCGCTTGGCGTGTCTCGCGCACGGTGTAGTCGCGCACTTGGCACATGATCGAATCGCGTTGCAGCAAGGTCGGCAGGATCAACAGCCCGGGCCCCTCGGCCTCTAGCGCCGCTTCCAGTAATTCGCGCTGCACCACATAGGTCGGCCCGATGACGTAGCCGGTCACCGGGAACGTGCGCGCCTTGCGGCCCATGTCCTCGGCATAGGGCACGTCACGTTTCGGAAACTCATGCAGCACGATGCGGCGGCCCGATGACCGGGCATTGGCATCAACGTGAAACGGCGCAAACCGGAACATCGCGGGCACCAGCATTGCGCGCCACAGTGGTGTTGCCATTTGTCAGGCGCTTTCGCTTGCCAGCGGCACGGTGTTGCCGCCATGTATCTGGACATCGGAAAACACGCCGCCGCCCGACGCGCCCGCTTTCCTGCCGTGCGGCAATCCGGCGAGATCGATGCGCACCAGCGCGTCACCCTCGACCCGGGCGAATTGGTTAGACTTGTTCGCCGCGTCCATCATGCGGGCGCGCGGCACGTCGGGCGCGTCGTCTGGCGGTTTCCCGCGCGG